GTTGCCACAACCACATAGTCGTCGGCTAGGTCATTGCACGCACCGTGAACTCGATGCCATGTCACAAACTCGCAACATCCCTGCTCGCAGCAGCACGCCTGCTCCGTGCCGACCTTGCCATCGTGCAGCACGATGCTGCCGTCTTGCAGGGTGATGAGCGTCATGTCGTCGCACAGGTGGTCGTGTCAAACCACTTGATGCAGCCGCCCCCGTCGTGGCCGAGAACCTGCTCTGTGGTTTTCTGGTATCCCGGCAACGCCCGGAAGTCGATGCCGCCGGCCTCGCTGACACACGTACCGCAGTCGCTCTGTGAGTCGATTGCGAGCCACCCGAAACCGTTATGCCCGAGGGCCACCCAGCGATTAGTGCAGGCGGTGTCCGTGCCAAACTCGATGTAGTGGTTGTAGGCGACCACCGTGAGGGCCGGCGCCACGCTGCCGGGCTCGCCGTTGTAGATCGTGACGACTGCCGTTGACTCAGTCGGCCAGCTCGTGCCCGCGTGCTTTGCCAGCAGCAGCCGGACGCCGGGGGCTGCCCCCTGGTCATTCGGCCCGCCGAGCTTGATGCGGAAGTCGTTACGCTCAACGCGCCGCACGGCACGGCCGATACGCTTGGCGTCGCCCTCAGAGAATCCGTAGGCAGCCACGACTCACTCCGAGAAGATCACGTATCGCAGCGGCAACGCTTCGCCGTAGGACTTGGCTGCCAGCGTGACGTCCGACACCAGCGGCAGCACCGCAGGCTGGCCCCGACGCAGGGCGATCAGTTCCTGCACGTTGGTTCCGTCGTAGGACCCGATCGCAATGTATGCCGTGCCGGCCGTCGCCGTTGAAAGGTTGCGGAACGCTGCAAAGCCGGCGGTCGTGACGTCGCCGAGAGCGATGGTCTCAGCAGACGTGCCGATCTCGATGATGCCGCCGGCGGATCCCTGCGTCGATTGGTCAAACCTCAAGCCGGTCGCAGAAAAGGACTCGTCTGCGTTGCCGTTGGAGACTCGGAGGGAAAGGGCAAGATTGATCTCGTTAGCCATGGCTGCTCCTAGATGCCGCAGTTAGCAAACAACTGCGATAGATTGGCGATCTTGTAAGGATACATCTCAAGCGTCACCGGGGCGGTCGGTTTGTCATCGCCGCTCGGCGATCCGTTGATGGTTTGTGCTTGCCCGCCTCCGTCGAGTGGCACAGGCTTGCTGACAGGATTTCCGGCCTTGTCCAGAATGGCTTTCCGGTCAGTGCCGATAATCTCGTTGAACCCGACGTCGAAGTATTCAATCTGCCACCCGTCAGGATTGAACAGGAACTCAACAGAGATGGACCACACATTATTCCGCTGGTCGTACTCGCCGCTCCACCCCATCATCCGCACGGTGTAGTCATCGGCACCCAAGAACTGGCCATCATTGCAGCGGTTTGTGTAGCGGTTCAACTCACTAAAGACAGGGTCCGGAACCTGCGTGTTAGTGTAGGTGTACTTGACCATAGCGACGTCCTCTTCCAGGCCGTCGACAGGGTCGCCCGCAGAGTTCTGTGCACCGTTGCCCTCGTCGTCATTGTTCTCGTTAGGCACAGCCCCGCGGCTTGGCCAGCCAATGGCCGGCTTGGTCATCTGCGTGGTCGAGATGGAAATCTTTTTCCATGTGTCCGGGTCTGTGCCGCTCGGAGTATCTGAGCCGTCCCCTTCCGTGTCTGGGTCTTTGGCGTCGTAGCGGATCGTCATGACGACGGCCCGCTCGTTGTCCTGAAAGTATTCAACGTCGCGGCTGGTCACATACAGCGTCACGCCCTTGACGACAGTCTCGTCGTCAATCTGTGGCACCGGCGTGTTGCCAAGATTTGGCCAGACAGCCACGTTCTCCAGGACGTCGTTAAAAGGCGGGTCTTTCTCGTTAGCAATAAATAGCAGCTGCTGAGAAGCAGAGAACTGGATCGTCTGCTTGTCGCTCTTTGACTCGCTGATCTTCAGCGACCGCAGGATACGAACGTCTGAAATGGCCATGGCTACACCGTGATGGATGCGAGGCCAAGGCCCCCGCCCTGAGTGGCAGCGAGCTCCTCAACGGCATCGGCTGTCCGCTCCGTGGCGTCAGCCGTCCGCTCTTGGTTCTTGTCACCCTCGAGCCGCGGGTCTGCACCTCGGAGAATGCTGTTTCGGAATGCCTCGCCAGCACTGGTTCCGGCGACAATCGCCTTGAGGTCTTTGCTACTGGCACCGATAGCCTTGGCGATCTCGCCGCCAGCCTCTGCGCCTGCAGCGGCACCGGCAGCCGCCCCGGCCTCCTGCATCTGCTGCGTGACGCTGGCAAACTCTGCGTCGAATGCCCCAAACGGGTTGGCCATGTTGGCGAGGCCATTCTCAAAGTTGTCAGCCGCCGCTTGGCCCCAAATAGCTGCCTCGCTGCCCGCCCCAGACGAAAGCTGCCCGAGAGCGTCTTCAGCGTTACGAAGCGAATCCGCCACACCGCCCATGCCTGGGAGGGACTCGGCGACAGCCCGCATGGACCCGATCAACTGCTCCAAAGCCCAGGTGACAGACTCAAACGCCTTGAGTGCTCCCTGGATAAATACGGCGACAAACGAGGACAACACTTGGAATGCGCCGTACAGGAACGTCACCGCGGCAGCGAGCCCACGGATAGTGCCGGTCAGCGTCTGGGCTAGCGCGTCAGCAATGCTGAACCCGCCGTTTGTGTCCGCGAAGAAAGACACGAACAGATTGGCCACCGTGGCCACAGCGGGGGCCAAGCCAGCCAGGAACTGGTTGATGAACCCTTCAAAAACCATGCTCGTGCGAGCCAGGGCGTCGTTCATCATCTCGATGCCGGCCACCTGCTGATCCGTCAGCGAGACGCCCAGTTGGTCCTGCAACTTTTGCATCTCAGTTACAGCACCGCCGGCAGCTGCCGCGATGAAGTTGAGACCCTCGGCACCACTGCGGCCGAAGAGCATCATGGCAACGGCAGCCCGCTGCGACTGATTGGGCAATGCCTGGATGCGTTGCGAGATGAGCGTGAACTGTTCCTCTGGCGACAAGCCCTGCAAGTCAGCCATTGTCAACCCGAGCATGCCGAAGGCCTTGACTGCCTGAGCATTGCCCTGGGCCAGTTGCCCCAGCTGCCGGCTCATGAACGTCAGCATGACGTTGAGACGCTCGCTCGACACGCCGGCCTCAGAGGCGACCGTCGAGAATGCCTGGATACTGCTCGCCGACATCCCCAGACGTCGGGCAAGCTTGGCTGTCTCGTCTAGGCTTTTTGCGGCCCTGCCGATGGCAGCAAAGATGCTCACCAGCGAGGTGAGGATCAGCAGCGGCCCGAGCAACGATTTGATAGCCATGCCCAAGGCACGAATGCCGATTGCTGCGACAGATGCCCCGCGACCCAATCCGACGAAACCTGCCACCGAGTTTTGCAGGGTCGCAGTTAAGCTGGTTGTCTGCGACTTAAAGCCCCGCATCTGCTTTGATGCGTTGCCGAGCCCGCGCGTCAGGCCGCCCGTACTGGCACTGATCGAGACGTTGACGCGTCCAAAGTTGCGGGCTGCCATGGCTTACCTCTTGGCAGACTGCAGAATCCGCCACATCTCGTCAGGGCTCTGTTCCCTCTTGCCGACCGGCATGAAGTCGTACGGGCTCATCGGTGGCTTGCCTTTGGGGCGGTGAGCGTTGAACATCTGCGACATTCCGACAGCGTCTCTGAGCCACTCGTCTCCCCACGGCATCAACTGGTAAGCAGCCATCCAGCCGTAGAGTTGTTCGACGCTCATGGTCTCGGCCAAGCCGCCCGGATCTTCGACGTTCCAGATGCCCAGCTGCAAAGCCAGCCGATAGAGAAACAACAAGACCGGACGGCGTTCTAGTTTTTTACTGTTTCCTCGAGGGTGTCTGAGCCAATGCCGTTTAGCTTAAAGCCAGCCTCCACGATCGCCTGCACGACATCCGTGTCGAGCTCGCCAATCCACTCGGCGTCTTCGTCCTCGCACATCTTGGTCCCGTCCTCGTTGACGAGCACCAGGGCCAGGAACTTCGCCCGCACGTTGCGAGTGTTGACCTTGCCGGTCGGACTGCCGCCGGTCACGATGAACTCAAACTCGTCGCGGTCCCTGGCCGTCATCTTGGCCACGTAGACCGTGCCAAAGTCTGGAATGTCTACAGCTACTCGCTGCCGCACTCCTCGCTTGGCTTTAAGTTGCTCCCGTGTCAGTGCCATCCGCGCCTCCGTGCTATCAAGTTGTAGTGTGCAGGCTGCCGCTGAGCTTAATCGTAAGGGTGCCCGTCATCATGTCATCCTTTGGCACGGATGCCTCGAAACTCTGGGCGTAGCCGTAGGACGACCAGACGAGGGTATTAGTCCCGCCGTTCGCGAAATAGATGCTCACCGCTTGATTAGTGCTAACGTTGGTCAGCACCTTCCACGGCTGAATTGCCGGATCGTGGTGAATCTCAAGGCTTAGCTCGCCAGGCTCGTAGAACTCACTGGCGATGTACTCCCGGCCGCCCGTGGTCAGCAGATGGGACGCATCGACGACGTCGCGCTCAATGGTGCCAAGAGACAGACTGTTAACCTTATAAACCCCGACAGTTTGTGTTCCAAGAACTGTTCCAAACGTGACGTAGGTGCCCTGTCCGATGTCGTGAGCCATAGTCTGAGCCTCCTTGCTCAGGGTTCGCTGTAGGTAATCTCGACCGACAAATCCGTGCGATAGACGGGCAGCTGCTCCCCGCCGGGCGAGGGCTCCTGCTGGTCATCGTCGCTCCTGACAACGGCCAGCCGGATGATGTCCGTCGTCTTGTATTGTATGGCTGCCTTGGCGGCTCGGGTGAGGTTTCGCACTTCGAGCAGGTTGTCCGAGATGCAGCTGACCGTGTACGTGGCACGGATGAGCGAGTTGCTCCGCAACAGGTCAGTGAACGGGTCTTTGAGTTGCGTGTCCCGGCCGAAGACGATGCATGGCAGGGTCGTGCCCTGCGGGGCCTGAATCTGATAGATCCGGTTGCCGGCCTGCATGGTGACGTCGGCATTCGCGGCCAGCAGCTGCCGTAGGGCCTCGTCGATGTGCGTTACCGTCGCCATCATCGTCCCCTGTGCAGTCGGCGGATGTCGCGGCGTTCCTGCTCGGCGATGGCCTTGCCGACGTTGTCCTCCAGTTTGCCGACAAGCCGCCGCTTGAGCCGCGGCAGGTTTGCGTCAGCCCATCGGCCGAACTTGCCGCTGCCGACAAATCCGCGGACGCTGCGAAAGTAAACGCTCCCGCCTTCCCCGCCGCCAATCATAGCCACCGTGCCCTTCAAGTACGGGTACTTCTTGGCACGACTCATCGGCACCTGCAGAGCCACCTTTGTTGGGTAGCGGTCCCGGACGCCGTTCTCAACCCACCAGGCGTGGAAGCCGAGCTCGCGATTGTTGCCGCCGACGGCCCGGCGATAGCCAACAAGGCCAACTGCCGTGGTGTTCTTCTTCTTCTCAAGCTTGAGCCCGACGCTGCGCCGCAGGTTGCCTGTCGGCCCCTTTGGCGTCAGAGCCTTAACTTCCGGCACGACAGACTTGACGACCTCGCGGACGCTGCTGCCGAGGTACTTTTTCTGCACGCTCTTCGAAAGGGCGGTAAACCGGCGGAGAACATTCTCCACGCCCTCGACGCTGGCGACGATACGGTCCATCAGTCGAGCTTCTCCGTAACCAGCAACTCGTGCTCAACCCGACGGCCACGCTCAACGACCGAGTCAATCTCAAACGTCCGGCCTTCGCTCACGATCCGCATCTTGGGCAGCAGACCAGGCGTATACCGCATCCGCACGCGATGCGTCACCGTGCCCTCGGTCTGCAGGCTGGCGACCCGCTCTGCTCCCGACAGCGGCAGCAGGGCAATCCAGCGGGTCGCAAACTCCGAGTAGATCAGCGTCGGCTCGCCGATGCTGTTGGTCGTCTCGGTAGGCGTCTGGATGACAGCCTTCTGGTCCATGATGCCGGATGCCAGCATTGCTCACGTCCCGTAGAGAACGAGGGTGTAGGAGGCGGTGCCGGCGGTTGTCCTCAGGGCCACGTGATCTCTCCAGTTGTCGACAGAGACGTCTTCTTCACTCTGGCAGAGGACCGCCCCTAAGTCGTTGAGGATCTGTGCCGCTGGCGTTGCCTGGAATGCAAACCGCTGGACGCTCAGTGTCTGCGTCTGCCCTGCGGCGTTACGGTAGTCGGCATAGGTGATGAACTGCAGAGCCGTGCCCACAGTCCCGGTCACGTAGGCCACCTTCCCGGTCGTGTAGCTCGTGCTGTCGACCAGCGAGATCTTCTTTTGCGACTGCACGCCAGTGCTGGTTTCCGAGTCGGCGAAGCTTACATCAACGGCAATCCGGCCTTGAATACTCATGCGTACTGCTTCCACTTGAGGGGCTCGAGCAGGGCCGCCACGCCCATCGGCACGTTTTGGCCGACGTTGCCCACGGCCTCGCGGTTTGCGTACCAGTGGCCGACCATCATCTTGATCGCATGCACCGCCGGTTTGGGGACGCTGGCAGCCCCGCCGTAGCCGGCGAGGTACGTGATCTGGACGCTCTTGTCGTCGATCCGCACGCTCGGCCAGACGTCGAGGTAGGTCGGGTAGACGAGAGCCGGAACGTGGTCGCGGTCGAGCCGGAAGTCTTGCGTGCCGCTCTCTGCCCAGGTAAGCGTCTGTGTGGTTCCGCCCGTGTCCACATACGAGATAGTCACGGTGGCCTCCGAGCCTGTCTCGTTCAACCGCACCGGCGGGCGCGGAAGCTCAATGCGGGTGCCAAAGAAGTCATCGAAGGCCACCGTGTACGTCTTGTC